GAGGGTAAGTAGATGCCAAGCGGAGTAGGAACATATGGAAAAAAACGTGGAAGACCTAAAAAGAAAGGCAAATCCAGTAAAAAAGCTAATAAATCAAAGAAAAAATGAAGAAGGAAAAAATGAGAGTTACTTTTGGACAGATAGTTGATGCAGTATTAAAACGAGAAGGTGGGCTAGTAAATGATGCTGATGACAGAGGAGGTTTAACCAAATTTGGAATCAGTCAAAGAGCTTTCCCAGATGAAGATATTGCAAAGCTAACAGAAGTAAAAGCTAAACAAATATATCTTGAACATTATTGGAAACCTTGTAAAGCAGAAAGACTTCCTGAATCTATTCGTGAAACATATTTCGATATGGTAGTGAATATGGGTCAAAGAAGAGCTGTAAAGATACTTCAAGAAGCCTGTAATCAGAAAGGTGCTAAATTAGATGTTGATGGAAGAATCGGTCCAAAAACGATCAAAGGCGCAGATAGGCTGGAAAAGGATCGTTTGACTGCTTTTAGGGTTTTACATTATGCAAAAATCGTCCTAAAGAATGATTCTCAGATGAAATTCTATTATGGATGGTATAGGAGGTCAATAGAAATATGACAAATCAACGCCACAAAGAGGCAGTGTTACTTGCAAAAGATTATGGAGTTAAATATGCTGCAGAAGTATATGATGTACATCCAAGAACTGTGAGAAAGTGGAGACAAAAACTAAATAAGGAAAATTCTACTTTTGAAGTAGAAGATCTTCCAACTGGTAATCTTCCAATAGATAAATTAATCGAAGATAGGATCAGGCGATATAATCTTAAAAATGATTATATGACTCAAGCTGAGTTAATTAACGTGAAGATTAAAGTAAATGGTCCAATTGGGATAGCTCATTTTGGTGACCCTCATGTTGATGATGATGGTACAAATTTAGAAATGTTGTTAGAACATTCTAAAATTGTAAATGAAACAGATGGAATGTTTGCAGGAAATGTTGGAGATGTTCAGAATAATTGGATAGGAAGAATTGCTCATCTATATAGTCAGCAATCAACTAGTGCAAAAGATAGCTGGAGATTAGCAGAGTATTTCATTTCTTCTGTTCCTTGGTTATATCTTGTTGGCGGTAATCACGATGCTTGGAGTGGTTCTGGCGATCCATTAGAATGGATAATGTCTCATCAAGGTGGAGTATTTAATAATTGGGGAGTAAGATTAAATCTTCAATTCCCTAATAAAAAGATAGTTCGCATAAATTCAAGACATGATTTTAAAGGACATTCTATGTGGAATACTGCTCATGGAGTTTCTAAAGCAGTTCAGATGGGTCATAGAGATCACATATTGACTTGTGGTCATACTCATGTTTCTGGATATCAAGTGTTAAAGGATCCCGCTACTGGATTGATTAGTCATGGGTTAAGAATAGCTAGTTATAAGATACATGATAGATATGCGGTAGAAAAAGGATTACCTGATCAAAATATATTCATGTGTCCTGTTACGATTATTGATCCTCAGTATGATGACAATGATCCTAGATTGGTAACTACAATATTTGATCCTCTAGAAGCTGCTGATTATTTAACCTGGAAAAGGAAAAAATATGAAAAGAAAAAATGATACATATGAAGAATCTGATGGAATGATGACTGATTGGGACTGGTTTATAAAACAACCTAAATATTATCAGGCTGAGATAATGAAGGGCAAGATTAAAGACAAGAAGGTAAGTAAAAAAGAATATATGGAAAGACATGCCAAGAAAAAGCAAACAGATAAATCCATTTGACGGTGGTTTAAATAACTATTCTGACGCAAGGGATATAGAAGAAAACGAACTTGCTGAAGCTGTAAATGTTGATACCAGCAATGCTGGAAGAGTTCGCATTGGACAAAGGTGGATATCAGTTACCCCTCCAGAGTCCTTTGTTGCTCCAAAGCCAGGTAAATGTCTATTTCGTTATGATAGCGATTGGGATGATGCAACACCTCCTACAGAATCCGATACAGAATTTGAAGTAGCCTTAGATGGTGCAAATATAAAAAGAAAGCAAGCTACTGGTAATGTTTGGACAACTGTTCATGCTTTATCAGGTAGCCCTGATGTGGATTTTTACGTTGGGGATGGAGGGCTTAGATCTTCTGATGCAACATTTACCAATGATGTAAAATTCTTAGGCGTTGTTAAGTCTAGAAACTTTGGTGCAGGTTCTGACACCATATCTTTACAAGCAGTTGATGCTTATATAGATCCTCCTACGGATGGCAAAGAGACTAGAAATGATAGTGCCCCTGATTCAGAGGCTATAACAGATGGAACTCTATATTTAGATTTGCAAGAAGAAAGCGGCAGTAAAACATATTTTACTCAATTTAAAGATTCTGAAAGTTCTATTATAAACGGCTTATACACTCAACATGGAGAACCTGATTCATGGACTGAATCTGCCGCAACTTATGGAAGAAAAGATTCTTATCAAGATGTACAATATACTGGAAATCAAGTAATATCAGCACCTAGCGGATCTGGAAAGATAATGCTAGTTAGTAAAGATAGCACTGATGATGATTTTGTAAAATTTAAAATGAGATTAGAAAATTCTGCACAAAAAGATTTTACAGATAAAAGCTTCTTTTTTCAGATATTTGTTCCAACTCAAGTGAAGGCAAATATGATAGATCCTGCTTTAAAAGTAAGAGTTGGGAACGATGTTCAAGATACTGGAACATCAGGTAACGATGCTTGGATTTATCATATAGGTCAATCTCAAATAAATGCAAATGCTTGGACAGAAATTGAAATAGAATACGGCAAACATGATGAAATTGAAGGTAGCCCAAGCGGGGCATCTATTGATCATTTTGTTGTAGAAGCAAACTTTAATGCAAGCTCAGTGGTCCATAGCTCAACTGGGCAATTTAGTTTTGCTGTAGCTGATTATGCTATTGGAGAGTCATCTCGAGGTTTATGGAATGGTTGGTATAAATGGTTTTATAGTTGGAAGTATGATAAGAAGCAAGAATCAACAACTAAACAACTATCTTCTGGTGCATTGCAGTTAGAGAATAAAATAATAAAGGCAAATGTATATTTAGAACCACATTCAGATGGGTTTAAAATAGGGTCTAGTTCTTATTCTAAAAGAATAACTGGAGCAAATCTATATTATGTAGAATATGATATAGATGGGAATCCTTTAGTTTCAGATAAAAAGCTATTCTTAGAAGTTGATTTTGAAAAAGGTGGTAGAAAACCTGGGGATTCTGCTTATGTAGCTTTTGATTCTTCTGCTGAAACTAACAATGGATATAAATTATCGAGCTATATGACTTATTTTGATCCTCCTGCTATTGATTCATTTGAGACTACTGCAGGTTATGTGGAAGACGATAAGATTAAAAAGATGCAATTTAAAGCTTCTACTGTAATGAATAGAAGGGCGTACGTTGGGAATGTAAAAGTTACTGATAGTTTAGGTAAAACATCTATCTATGAAGATAGAGTTTATAAATCAGAACCCAATATGTTTGATGTATTTACAGAGTTTAGTTATATAGATGTAGCTATAAATGATGGAGATTCTATAACTGATCTAGAACACTTTGGAGACTTTTTATTACAATTTAAAAACAGAACCATGTATTTAATTAACGTTACTCAAGATATAGAATATTTAGAAGCTGCATATGAGCACCGAGGGGTTTGGAACGCATCAGCTGTTTGTAAATTACCAGAAGGGGTAGCTTGGGTTAATAAATATGGCGTATTTATATTTAACGGTAAAGAAGTAATCGATCTTCTTGGTAAAAAAATTGATAGAAATCATTGGGAATCATTTATAGGTGCAGAACCTACAATAGGATATAGCCCATTAAAGCAAGATCTCATCATTCATAGCCACAGTGATTCTCCTCAAGCATATAAATATAATTTAATTACTGGGTCTTGGGTTAGACAAGGGGTGTTTTCAGCTTCAAGTTTTAATGATGCTACTTGCGATGTTACAAGTGGTAATAATGTAATAAATCATGATGCTAACGCTAACATTGTTAAAGGGCTTTCTGTAACAGGAACAGGTATACCTTCTAATTCAAAGGTATATAGAATCATAAATAGTACTTCATTTACATTGAGCAATACTCCAACTGCATCAAATAATAATACTACATTAGCATTTAGCGGAGATGTTGAAGGTCCTTACAACGCTTACCCTTGGACAAATATGATTACCTTAAGCGATGGAACATTAAAGGCTTATGCAGATCAAGGAAGTTATTTATATGAGTTTCATTGGAAAAATTATAATTCTACTATGTTTATAAAGATTATAACTAAAGATGAAACTTTAGGAGATCCAGCTCAAAGAAAAACATTAAAAAAGGTATATATAAGCTATAAATGTCCAGGTTCTAGTCTTCCTACAGTTAAATATATTACAAATAATTCTGGAGAAATAAATGCAAAGTCATTTAATGAATCATTAACTCAATGTTCTGAATTTCAGACGTTAGGATTTACACCAGTAGACGCTGTTGATGCTAATAATAAATATAGTTATCAAGTTATGATTTCTGGAACATCAGACAATGGATTTGTGTTAAATGATATTAATTTAGTATATAGAGATAAAACATTAAAATAATGCCAAGTAATAGATCAGAAAGAAAACAAAGGCACTTAGCTCAAGTAAAGCAATCCACAGGGAAAGCTCAAAAAGGTAAAAAAGTGACAGAAAATGTACCAGGTTCTGGGTATAGAGAAACTCAGTATATTGGTGGTAAGAAATATTATTCTCCATTAAGCACTGATCCAAATTTATCTATTACTGGAAGCTCTTCTACTAATATTACAATATCTGGTGGATCTATAGCAGCTCCATCTGGGACTAGCATTCATAGTGAGTTACAAAACCTATCAACTGATGATCATACACAATATGTACACAATACAGTAGCTAGAACAATAAGTGCGGTTCATACCTTTACAGGCAATGTTATTTTCTCAGGTGAACCTCAAGTGACTGATATGTCTATTAGCAATCCAACCAATATTTATACTAGCCTTAATCATGATAGTTTTACTGGATTTGTTGCCAATGAACATATTGATTGGACAAATACATCTTCTAATTTTTCTACTTCTGGAACTGTTGGCGGTGGAGTAGCTACGTTTACGTCAGTCAAAAGCCCATCGTTAACGACAGCTGCTTCCACTGCCATGACTATTAATCCCACTACTGATCTTATATTAAATCCAACAGATGCAATAATAGTAGGAAAGAATAGTCCTTCTAACCCTGTTAATATTTCTTCTGATCCTTTTAGTTCTGGGTTTACAGGAGCTGGATGGAGATTAACTCCTACAAGTTTTGAAACAACAGATATGGTATTGCGTGGAACGCTATCGGTATATGAACTATTAATACAACAAGTAAGAGCAACAAATGGAAGTATATTTGTTTCAGCTACAGGGAAGGTTGCTACTGTAAATTCACAGACAGAGGTTGTATTTGAAGACCCATCTGGTCATAGTGTAACTCCATTTGCAGTAAATGATATATTATTAATGCAAAGAGTTAGCTTAGATAGTAGTTCTGTTGTTAAGAGAATATTTGCTAAAGTTACTAATGTAAATGGATTAACTCTTACATTAGGAGCTGTAACTGGTGCACCAAGTAATACAGGGAGCATAGAAGAAGGAGATGAATTTGTAAGGATTGGTAATACAAATACTGCTAGTAGACAAGGTGGAGTATATCTAACGGCTGATGATTCTGGTGCTCCTTTTATTGATATTTTTAGTGGAGTTACTAGCTATGCTACTTGGAATAGTACAAATAAAGTAAAAGCAAGGCTAGGAAGATTAGATGGAATAACTGATACTGATGCTGGGTTGAGTGGTAGTCAATCTAATTATTTTGGACTGTATTCAAACAATGTTCATCTAAAAGGAACAATATTTGCACAAGATGGAGAAATAGGTGGATGGGATATTACTTCATCTGCTATATCGGCTGTAGTAGATGGGAATACAAAGGTTGCTTTAGAAAAAGATGGAGATGTAAAAATATTTTCAGATTTAGATGGTAGCACAAGACATGGTTTATTTTTATTTGAAACTGGAGGAAATCACTTATCAGATTGGTGGACTATTTTTCACGATGATGATAGTACTAATTCTGGTGAATTTGTATTTAATTATGAAGGAAGTAATAAATTTAAAATAACAAGAACTGGTGAGGTTAATCAACCAGCAAATACTGAATTTAAAATAACTAATGATCGTGTCCGATTAACAATTGATCAAGATGATACAGGTTATTATGAGATATATGGTACAGATACAGGCGTAGTAGGGGATCAAACTCTTGGAGGTATTCGTTGGTATACAAGTGAGTCAGGTACTTATGGTAGTGCTTGGAATGCTTCTATAACGGCTAGAGTTCAAACTCAAGGTGAAATGGGTTTGGTGTTTAGAGCTGGTGGAGATACAACAGCAACTGATTATTATTGGAACTTTCATTTTCAAGGCGGATCATATAATGGAGCTAATACAACTACCTGGAATCAGTCTTCAGATGAAAGAGTTAAAGAAAATAAGGTTAGTATAGGGAATGGACTTAATATTATAAAGAATTTGAACCCAATATCTTATAAATTTAAGGAGTCGTTTTTAGGTGATTCACATTTAAAAGATGTAAAAAGATGGGGATTTAGCGCACAAGAATTTAAAACTGTGATTCCAGAAGCAGTCAGCACAACTGCGGAATATGGTTATGATGACTTTCACAGTCTAAATGTAGATATGCTAATACCAATGTTGGTAGCGGCAGTAAAAGAGTTAAGTGCAAAAGTAGAAGCCTTAGAGGGATAATTATGAATGGAAAGAAGAAAAATGATTTATACGCTGAGCACTATGATAGCAATATAATGCCTAGCCGAGCAACTAGGAATTTATCTGGTATTCTTAGAAATGTAGAGAGTGCTGCTAAAGAAGAGTTAAAGCCAAGTAAACTAGAGCAAGGGATAGGCGTTCTTGAGGCGCTTGGAGCTGGTTTTGCTGGAGGTAGCGTAAAAAAGAAAATACTCGATAAATCAGATAAAAATTTTGATATAATATCTGATTATATCTCAACTTTAAAGCCTGAGATGCGCGATAAGTTTAAGATGCCGACAAGATATCAAATGAGATTGGGGGATGATGTTATGTCTTATGGAGACTGGGAATTTTCTGCTTCTGATTTAGCTCAAGCTAAAAGTGCAGAAGTTAATCCTGAAATATATGAACTTATGAATATGATGGGGTATGATATTAGCAAGCCTAAAAAGCTTAAAGAGGATAAAAAGAAATCAAAAGATATATATAGACCTCATCATTATAGTAGAGGAGGGAAGTAATAATATGCCCGTATACCCTAAAGCCGAACAAAACTTAGCTCTACTAGAATCATTAAGAGAAAATTATGCAGATTTTCTACCTGGCTTTAAAGGTGATCCTAATAGTGTAATTGATATGATGAAACACCTTGGCGCGCAAGGAGTAGAGGGTATGGATCCTGGTAAGGAAAATAGAGCAGATATGCTTGGGTTAAATCAACCTCATTTAGCTCAACCAGCTATTGCAAAGCCAGAATTGCAAACAATGGCTCCTATTCAGGAATCACCTCAAATGTTAGCTGACCTTGATGTCCAAGATGATCTTTTAAATGTTCAATCTCAACCTCCAATAGGAGATCCAAAAGGATTTTTACCTGATGATTTGATATCAAGTATAGCTGGTGAAAAATTTGATGCACCAGATATTGATTTTCCTCGACAGAAACAGGATTCATTAAGTATTAGAAGAGGAAGCCTTGATCCTTCTATTGAGCCTGAAATGGTAGGAGATATATTAGATGGTAGGAGCGTAGATTTTAGCAAAGTTAAATCTAATCTTGGCGGTGAAGCTCGAATACCAACATATACAAGATCTAGTGAAAAAGATAATTTCGAAAAGAAAACAAGAGTAATGTCTGGAATAAGAAGAGCTGGTAGTGAATTTGATCTTCCCGCACAGGCAGTTGCTCAAGAAAAACCTGAAATAGGCTCTGGAGCAACATTAAAAGATTTTTTTGCAGATGTTGGATATAAAGAACTAGATAAATTTAAAGAAGCAATGACACCAGGTGGCGAAGCAGGATCATCTATTGCTGATAAAATAGGTGGATTAAAAGACAAATTTGGTGCAATGAGAGAGAAATTTAGCGGATTAGATGACAAAGTTACTGGAATGCTTGATAAAGGTAGTGCTTTAAGTGCAAAGCTGCAAGGACCATTAGATTCTGTAAAGATGATTGCTGGGGCAAATAAGCCTGCTGATGCCACTAAAGCTGCTTTAGAAGAGGTTAGTTACGGGTTATCTACGTTAGAAGGTCAAAGAAGTGATACTATAGCTAGCTATGATTCTTTTGTAGAGGCAGCTCAAGGGAAAAGGGATGCAGCTATAGAATCTGCAGGATTCGTTGGTAATACTCAGCTTAAAAAAGCTCAACAATCAACATCTAATATTGCTGTTGGATCTATAAAGAAGAAAGCTGAAGCAATAAGAGGTACACTTGCAGACTCTATGGCACAGACTGTTGCATCGGCAAAATCATCATATGATGTAGCTGAAGCATCTGCTACCAGAAGAAGACAAGGAACTATGGCTGGTATAAGGGAATCAGAGAATACTTTAAAAACAGTTGAAAAAGAATTAAAAGATAAGCTAAAAGTAGATAAAGCATTAGGCAGTATTGATAAAGTTGTTGGTGCTGGTACTTTAGCTTTAGATGTTATGACTGGCGGTACGGCTGGGTCTGCTATAAGAGGTGGATATAAATTAGGAAAAGGATTATTAACGTAGGAAAATTATTATGGCTGAATTAGAAAATATAATGAATCAATTGTACGGTGCTAGGAATAAATCTGTCCAAGGTACATATAGGACTATGAACAAGCTTTTTGAACAAGCCAATAGGCAATCTACTATTGCTAAAGGAATGATAACTACAGAATTAGAAATAGGCAAACAAAGTAATAGCCCTGAGAATATAGATTCTGCTATTGATAATATTAACAGTATTATAGGTCAAAATTCTAACGACTCACTTATAGTGGGGCTTGGGGAAGCTAGTGTAAGAAGTTTAAATGAAAAGAAAGCTCTTATTGACGAAGACACTAATATAAGAACTACTGCGGCAGATCTTTTAAGGCAAAGTAGTAACATAAAAAATCTTGATCCTAAAGATCAAAAATCATTTGAAGATGGATTAGAGTCTTTAAAGATTAGCGCAATGGAAAATATACATAGCCCTGATACAGATAAAGAAGTTAGGGAAATGATAGGTTTATTAGAAGAAAGAAACACTAATGTAAAATTAGCAAAAGTTATGGAAGAAACTGATCCTCATACTAAAGATAATCCAAGAAATGTAGCTCAAAACCTAATTCAAGATACTTATAGTAATCTTTTTGAAAATCTTCCTGATGAATATAAAAGATCAATAGCCGTTAAAGGATCTGAGGCTATTATGAATTATAGCGATGAATTTTTTACAGTAGATGCTACTAGAAATGTTGCTTTAGCTAAGATGAAAGATGACGGTTCTCAAACTTTTGATGATTGGCGAGAAGTAGGTCGTAGAAGAATTGAAAGTCTTTTTAGGAATATAGGTCATAATATTAGTGCTGTAAAATCATATGTTCCAACCTCTCCTATTAGGGGTTTAAATATAGAGGGTGGATTTGATGATGATGCACTTATGAACCCTCAATATTTTCCAAATCTTCTTTATCAGCTTGGAAGATTTATAGAAAATTCTTTACCAGAAGATTTAAGACAGGAAGCTCAAGAAGCGGCAATGGGTGCTGGAGAATATGATCCAAATTTACAAAGCTATAGTTTTAAACATATTCAAAATATGTATGATGTAGCAATGAGGGAAATGCCCAATAAGAGAGGTGCATTTCAAAAGTATTATAAAGCTTTTGAAGATAAAGACGGTAAAGACATTGGTACTAGCTCTAAACATAGGGAAGCTTTTTATTCTAGCCTATTTGGCAGCATTACAGATGCTTACACTCTATACGGTGTCATTATAGAACAACAAAATCTAGAAAGAGAATACACGAATCCTGGAGTTGGTGTAGGAGCTGAAGATGTTCCTACTACTATAGGTCCATCTAAAACTAAAACAGCTTTAGGGTTTCCTAACTAATGCCTAAAATTATTGCAAGCCCTAGTGCTACTAATTTATATCGTACTATTTTTACAGATGCTGTAGATAAGGAAGCTCTAGAAAGACCTCAGTGGATTCAGTATAAGCCACAAAGATTTCCTAATGGTAGTGGCTATTTACATGAAGATCTTTTTAATGATATTAATACTCTTGTTACCGATGGTGGTGGCAGACCTTTTGATTGGAAAAATGCTAGTTTAAGTAACGAGTTTAAAATTGGAGACGATAGTAGGGAGGATAAACTATTTAGTCATTATTATAATGTATTAGGAGATATAGCTAGCGATGATATTAATTATAATAGATTAACAGATATACATAAAAACAGAATAATTGAAGAAGAAGCTAAATACTTAGCTGGTCTTCAAAGATTTATAGAACAATCTATTCCAGAAAATATAGGTCCTGAAGGTAAAGAAGAAGTTAGAAATAAGCTAAGTAACTATCTAGATAATAAAATTTTACCTTTAATGGAAAGTACTATTAAAAAATATAGTGCTAACGAAGCTAATGAAAGAGCTGGCGATAATTGGCGAAGATCTTTTAGAACTGCCTTTTCTAGTTTAGTAAAGCAGGCTGGAAATATGGCGGCTCCCATAGGTGATGATTATATAGAAGCAGCTAAAGAGTTAGATGAAAATGATTTTCGTAATAGCATTATGAAATGGACCGATGAATACGATAAAAAAACAGAAACTGACTTAGAGCAATCTACTGGTATTTATAATTTACCTTTAGCTGAAGCTGGTAGATCTTATGGCAAAGGTTTAGTTGGGTTGGCTTGGGATAAACCAAATTATGTATTGAATAAAGCAGGAGAATATGTAATTCAAAGCGCTCTAAGTAGTTTTGTTCCAAGAATTATTGCTGCTGGTCTTGCAGCTTCTGGGGCAGGTGCTCTTAGGATATTTGCTGGTGTAACTCTTGGTTCTGGAACTGGATTTTTACAAGAAGGAGGAGCGTATTATGATGAAGCTGTTGAACAACTTAAAAAAGCAAGATCTAGAGCTCAAGCTGATGTAGTTAATAGAGACAATGGAGACATATCTCAAGAAGATTTTATTGATAGACACGGATTGACTATTGGTTCTGAATTTGAAACTGGCGATGAAAGAAGAATTAGTTATGATCAATTAACAGATAATGAAATAGAAGCAATTGCTATTTCACAATCAAAAGAATATGCAGCTTATGCTACTGCTTTTGAAATTGGAGGAACTCTTATTGCTCAATGGGGTGCTAGTAAAACTCTTCAGGGGTTAGGTAGGGTTAAGTCTAACTGGATTAAGTCTTCTAAAGGACAACGCTCTATTGCTAATTCTATTAACAAAAAATGGTTTAAGAGCCCTTATGTAAAAGTCCCAGGTCAGCTAGCTCTTGAAATGTTCTCAGAAGGATCTACAGAATATTTACAAGAATCATTAAATATGTCTATGATGGAAGACATGATGCCAGATTATATGCGCTATACTTCTTTAGAAAAATCTGATAGATTATATGAAGCTGGAGTTGGTGGAGCTACTGGTGGATTAGTTTTTGGTGGTGCTAGTATGGCTTTAACTAGAGCTGAAGATAGGATTTCAAGGTATAGAGAGCAAAAAGAACTATCTCAGGCTATGTCAGATAAGTTGGAGGCTGCTCAAGATATATCAACTAAAATAAAGGAGTCTTCAAAACCTTTTGCCGATAAGAATGATCAAATAGTTACTATTGCAATGATGGCTGATCCTACAATGGCTAGGTTAATGCCAGAGGTTCAAGAATTAACTGATGAAACTGCAGACGCTGAAGATTATTATCTTGCTCGGGTTTCAGATCAATCTTGGATGTTAGATCCAAAACAAGTTATTAAAATATTAAAATCTTACGGTGCTAAGAAAATAATGAAAGATCTAGGTTTAACGGCTGAAGATTTTTACGCAGTCTTAGGGACTAAAGCTAGAGTTCAAGCTGTTTTTGGTAAAAAAATTGGAGATGAATCTAAAGAATTTTTTGCCACTTCAAAGAAAGATATGACGGCAGAAGATAATACCGACTACTCTGGCGACCAAGAAAGCAATAACACAAATAACGAAAGAACTTTAGGTAAAGCATTTCAAGATCTTCGGGCTCAGCATACTGAAGCTGAAAAGAGATGGAAGAATACTAAAAACCCAGAAGATAAAAAAGAGATGGATCGTCTTTTTAAAGAGATGAAAAAGATTACAGCTAATAAAGACAAGAGAAAAGCTAGAAAAAATATTGCTAGTAAAAATAAAGGTACATTCACTAAAGATCCAAATAGTCCTAAAATAGTTGACTTAAACCCCGATACAGCTCATAGTCAAAATCAAATATATTTACCTAAATGGGGAGAAAAAATTAAGTTTAAAATTGTTGGGGTTACTACTGCTAAAAATCCCATGACAGGTAAAAATGAAAAACAGTACCAGGGTATCCTAACCCAACAATCTCAAATGTATATCCCTACTACAAAAAAAGTAAAAATTTTTGAATCTGAAATTGCTAATTATTATGATATTAAAGGTAATTTAATAGAATCTTTAGCAGAAGATGTAGAGAAAAAAGAAGGACCTCCACCTGGTGGGGTACAAATTGGGACTCCATCTGGAATTAAAAAACCTAAAGGTAAAAAATCTACTTATGAAGTAAGTACTAAAGGTGATAAAAGATTTAGTGCTTTAAATGCTAAGTTGTCTGATGGTAGAACTATTGAAGAACATTATCAAGTAGATGTTAAAGGTTATAAATCAATTGAAGAGGGCAAAGGTAAACCGCCTAAAGATAAAAGTATAGATACATATGCTGAATATAAAGCTCTTTGGGAGCAATGGGCTGATGAAAATCCTGAATTAATAGCAGAATTAGCTAAACTATCAGAAGGTAAAACTCTTACTGATATGTTTGCTAAGACTAAAGTATCTCAGGCTAGAGCTTTAACCGATATTTTAATTGAAAGAGGCTTAAAGTTAGATAAAAAACCTCCAGTTAAAAAACGTAAGCAGAAAAAATATGAAGATAAATCAGAACTACTTGACCCTACTCAACCTACAGAGCCTGATGATGGATGGAAGGTAGCAATAGGTTGGGCAAAGAAAAAACTTGATGAAATTTATAAAGATTTAAGAAGAGCTGCTGAAGCTAAGCCTGAAGATGTTTATGAAAGATTTCCAAGAATTTATGGAAATCAGAAAAAGTCAGAAGCTTTAAAGCAGATAGAGAAGGAAATTGCTGATAGCAAAAAGGATTTAGCTTTACTTGAAAAAGACCCTATTAAATATTTTGAAAAACAAATTGAGTCATATGAGAGGACTATAGCATCTGAAGAAGGACGACAAGTAGAGTTGGAAAAAGAGCTGAAAGAAATGGATGAGGATGCCTCTTATAATGAAAGAAAAAGTCTTGAGGATTCAATTAGCGGTACAAAATTACTTATAAAAAATTGGAAGGAACGGGTAGAAGATTATAAGAAAATTCTTAAAGCAGATGCTCAGACTTCTGCTACAAAAGAGTCTAAAGCTGCAGTCGAGGAAAAACCTGAAAAACCAATAGAAAAAATGTTCGTTACAGAACTTAAAGAACTTGCTAAAAAAAGAGGAATTGATATATCTGGTTTAAAAAAGAAGGCCGATATAGTTAATCATATATTATTAGAGGTAGCAAAACAATCAGATGAGCTAAATGCTTCTCAAAAGAAAATCGCTCAAGAAGCGCAGGATCTATTAAAATCTAAGCAAAAACAGAAAGAAACTCTTAGTTCTAACGATGATTTTGATAATCTAATATCTAGTGAACCAGATACAGAAAACATTGGGGAATCAGATATTGCTACAACTGCTCAAAATATGGATGACGAACTTACTGGCGATGATGCTCCACATGAATTAGCAGATGATGAGGAAGAATTTAAACCTTTTATATCTTGGAATAGAAAAGGTGGCTTAAAAGGTAGGGATCTACGAAGAGCTGGGGCTGCTTTTGCTACTGCCTGGGAACAAACTAAGCAAAAATATGGTGTAGATAATACTTTTTTTAGTATTTGGAGTAAAATGGTAAGCAAACATCTATCAGATTCCCCTATTAAAGGCGTTTTTGATGATTGGGTTGAAGAGTTTTCTAGTGATCCAGTTTCTTTTCCAATTGATCCAGATACACTAGTTAAAGATCATTATGGATTAACTGGGGTCTCAAGCCTTGAAGAATTAGAGAGTCTTCCATTTACTGACGATGAAGTTCAAAATTGGATACACGCAGCTACATATGCTGGTGAATTTATAAGAGAATCTATAGGTGCTGACTCTTTAGATCCTAGCGTTGGTAATTCTTCTGCAAATAATACTAAGGCTATGAATAATACTTTCTTTGCTGTTATGGGAATAACCCCAACAGATAGACAACAGGCTGCTTTATATGAGGCAGTTAGGAAGTCTGGAAGTTTTGAAGATTTTATACAAATTCTTTCTAGTGATGAATTTATAAAAAATAATAGTTGGTTTTTAATGAGTGGTAGGAAAGCATCTCAAATAATAGATGAAACCGATTCTAATAGAAGGGTTGCTTTGAGATTTTGGCTTAATAGCAATCCTGTTAATAAAGCAAAGATTAATAGAGGTAATACTAGCGGGACAATAAGAACTCTTTTAGGGACATGGAATCAAACAAAGCAAACGTGGAACTTTGTTTATAAGAAAAAAGAAAATAAAGGGTTTCTTAAGAAGAATAAGAATTTAGACTGGGTAAGAACTAGGATGATAGAAAAGTGGGGTTTAGATCCTGATTCTTATGCTTATATATCTCTTGATGATCTTTGGGGATGGGTGTCTTATGAAGATAAAGAAGGTGTAAAAAAATGGGGAAGAAAACCTTTTAAAGGAAGAAAAAATATAACTCGTCCTCAGTGGCTTAGATTATTTAAATCACTCATAAAAGCTGATTTTATTCCAGTTGTAGTTCGTGGTGACGGTAACAATATTTTGTTAGCAAAGATAAAAAAAGAACATTATATAAATGCTGCTAATTATAGAACTTATTGGGCAAATGAAGGTATTACTGAGGATAGGGCAAAAGAAATTATAAAGATGTATATACCAGAATTTAATAACCCAGATCTAATAGACTTTTTTGCTGATGGATCCGATCAAAGGTTTATGGCTGCTAATATTGCAAGACATGAAATGTATAAGAGAATATACGGTAAGGATTATTATAATGTTAGCGGTAGAGATATACAAAATAGATCTAAAATAGCACTTACCCCAGCTTTATCTAATCCTAATATGCCACCTAAAAAGGTTATGGTGTTTGACTCTAAAGTTGGTGATGGAGAAAATTCTAATGTTACGTTTAGAATGAAACTTAACGATGGTACTATCAAAGATAATAAGCTAGTTCAAAACATAGATAATATGTGGCAATATATACTTGATGGAATGACTATGGTGTCCGAACGTGTACTAGCGGTTGATTATCCTAAATATTTAGGAACAAAAGGTAGGGCTAGGAGAGCAAAAACTGTTCATTATCAAAGATTTGGTGACGGTGTTATGATGAACAAACACCAGGAAATGTCTATGTGGCTACCACCTTGGGTTGATAGTGCTCAAATAATGGATGGAGATCAAGTTATTGCTGAATTTAAAAGAGATGAAGATGGTTATCTTAATATATATGATGCAGATGGTAATTATTTAGACTATTTAATGTCTGATGATGAAGCAAAAGTTAGAACTGGTGAATACGTTGGTTATAATAAGGCTTTTGATATTATGGGTGAAGCGATAGGTCTTATTCAATTTCCACACGAACAAGAAAAGCAAAGATCTAAATTTTATCCTCAGCTAATGAATTACTTTCCAGAACCTGCTATGCAAGAAGCTGTTATGGAGATGTTTAATAATCCAGATCCAAAAAGATTTCATACCGCTAAATCATTATTTAGAAGATTAATAACCATATCTGAATCTCCAAAAGAGTTAGATGCTTATTTACTAAGCCACTCTGGTAGATTATTAGAGAACGAGAGTTTGTCATATATATTAGCCGCTAAACTTGGTGCAGGTTTTCATTCTTCTGGCTTAGAAAATGCTAGAAGGATACTTAAAAATGATATATTAGAAGGAATATCTAGCTTTTTTCAATTTGGTAGCAATTTAGATTTTAGAATGGATCCTACTGGGTCTGTAACTGATAATGAAATAATATTACCTGCTGATCATAGTATTATAAAAAATATTGTTAATAGAATGAAAAAAGAAAAAGGAAGAGATATTACCGTTAATGACATAAATGATTATTTGGAAAGAAAACCTACAGAGGTTATGGTTACAAGAAGTCCTATTCCTTCTAGATTTGGATATAGGGTATTAAGAGTAAAGATGGTTACTGAGGGTATGGGAGATACATTTATTGTTAGCCCAAGAGTTGTTAAGGAAGTGTTTGAGGGAGATGGTGATGGAGATAAAGCTTCAGTCTTATTTTTTGATAAAGCATTTCAAAAAGTTGGAAACATGTTTAAAAGAAGACAACCGAAGAAGCTTGGTGGCAATATAGGCATTTCCCTAAAAGGTGATAAAAGAGATTATAATGTTGGCAACATTCAAGATCTAGTAGAGAGTATTATGGCTATGCAATATGGTAAAGGAGCTATATCTGAAATAGGTTCATTCGCTAGGCAAATTGGTGTTTTATCTACTTGGCTTGAAGAGATTGATATAGTAGATCCTGAAGGTAAGGAAATAAGAATATCTCCTCGCAAATTAGATGATACTGTTTTTGATGAGGATATGGGGGAAAGTCATTCTGTTTCAAATATGGTTAGAAGATATATGCAAGCTGCTGTTGACCATGCAAAGTTACTATTGTTAGATAAATGGGATTATAGTCTAAATAAACTAATGAATATGTATTTTAAGAAAGATGACGGTACTTTATTAGAACCAGAAGAAATAAAAATTTTAAAACAATTGTTGTTAAACCCGATTAAAAAAGCTGGTGATTTATCTAGAGGTAATTTAGGGGGTAGGGAAATACCTTTTTCAGAATATTTTGAAATAAGTTCTATTTATGAAGATTATATTGCTCAAAGACATGATGAAGTTCATGAGTTTGAAGATGGTTCTTCTGTACATATTAAAGGTAAAGAAGGTGCTAACCATTATTATGATCATTTAGCTACTTTCTTTGCTAAGGAACTAATTAAATATAATAAACCTATAGACTTTTTTACTTTCTCTAAAGCTAAAACTCAAATGGCTCATTTAATAGCAGCTGAAATGCTACAAGATGTAATGCCAGAAAGAATAATTAAAACAGCTATGAAGCAATTGGGAATAAAAGGTAAACCTACGTCTGCCGATATGGCAAAAATTAATAGACATTTGCACTCAGCTCAAATTTCTGCTCAAAAATTAACTAATGATATTTCAAATTTATATAAAAGAAAAGAAGTTGAAGCAAAAGAACAACCTGTAGACGATCCTGATGAAGCAGAAAATTTATTTAATATAAACAAATGGTCTTATGATCCAGATGCTAGAAAAATTTATGAAAAATGGGCTAGAATATATGATTCTATGAGCGATGCTCAAAGAATGGCTTTTACCACTGCTTACTTAACAACCACTGCTAGTGCTGAATTTGGTTACCGTAGAAAGAATCCAGGGTTAATGCCTCCAGCTAATAGAGGTTCTGATACTGTATTGGGTCCTAATACCGTATCAATGTACTATGAATATTATAATGAAGCTTTGACTCAAGCAGATTTTCTCTCTAAAGATGATATAAAAGAGCTTAGCCCTATGAAAAAACTTTATAAATCTATATTCGAAGAAATGGGGTGTATTTCATGAGTAGTAATCAATGTGTAAGGGGTGAGGATACTGTAAAAGATGCTGGTACTAATTTAAAATTAGAATCACAAATGAAAGGAGAACATTTAAGCAACTTAGAAAACAGTGAAGAATATGGTACTAGGGTTAAAAATTTTATTAGTGCGTTGTCTAGAATCAAGAAAAGAAAAAAATATAATTTTATACCTAACGATGAACTAGAGCCTATTCTTAAAAAAACTTTTGGTAAAGACGCTGATAAAGGAAGATGGCTTATGCATATTAGCTCTGCTTTAGAGAGAAGAGATGACTTAAAAGATCTTTTTGATGAGTTTGCTAGTAATTTAATATTACAATACTCCAATAGGAGCGATCCAGAATCAGAAAATTATATACTTAGAGTAAAAGAAGATGGAGGGTTGGTTCCAAACTTAGAAAAGTTGCCAGTAGGCTTGTTAGCTCAAATAGGTGGCATGTTAGCAGCAATGATGAATGTTAAAGCTGACTCAGATCTCAATATAACAACTGGTTGGATTGGTAATTTACAATTAGAGTTTATTACTCCCATGAGGTTAGCACAGATGACTGCTAACTTACCTTTCTATAATTTTATAAAACGATTAACATATTATAATCAAAATGTAGAACAGCAAACAAGGCGATTTACTAGAAAAAGACCTGAGAAAAGAATAAGCGCCAAAGAGGAGTCTAGATACCCAGGTAAAAGAATTTTATTTAATAGAAAAGATTATGGTCTTGTTGAGCTAATGAATACTGCAGCTGGTCATTTAATGCAGCAACCTCTTGCTGATTTATTTGGAGATAAAGAAGACTTGCTAGAATTAACAGCTATGCTATTAAGAGGTCAAGCCTATTTTGATGAAAATGGTAAAGTTTGGGTCTATCAAAGAGAAGATAAAGTTAAGGGTAAGTATTATCCAGGAACAAAAGATCCTATATATTCTTTTTTTGATAGAGCCCCATACATGATGAACGAAGATCGCCAATGGATAGGTTTTGAAAAACCAATATTAGGGGATAAGCAATTAGTTTTTGATGCTAAAAAGATAACTAAAAAAAATCGTGGTCCTGGGAACTGGTATGGGATGAACCAATTGGAAATATATTTGAACTATGTACGATCCATACAAGATATTTTAGATGAGTCTGGAGTAAACTTTGTTGCAGAATATAATAGTATAGTTGATAAAAGAGATGAATTAAGAGCTGCTATTAAAAGTCTGCCAGAAGATAAGCAGAAAGATGTTGCTAAATATTTAACTATGCTTGATAATGAATTTGTCCAAATACATGGCTTAACAGAGTTCCAATTAATTAATACAAAAAAGAAATCTTATTTTCCAAGATTATATACTGCAGGTAAGAGAATTACAGCTATAAGAGCAGCTCAAGAAGAGTGGACAAAAAGAGTTGAAGATGCTTCTATGTTGTACGAAGCAGAAGAAAACCCAGCTAAGAAGATTGAAAGATTTGGAGACTTAGTAGAGAGTAATAGAAATTTATTATTATTAAATCAAAAATTAGAAATATTATCCGATCCTAACATATTAAGAGATACAACTCAATCTGATAATCCTATATTTGCCGACAATTATGCTAAACACTTTAGAGAAATAACACATTTAATACCTATAAATGTTGCTAGAACAGATGAATTTGTTATACAAGATTATATATCTGAGAATATTTCTAGTATAGAAAGAATGAAAGTTGTTCTTGAGTTAGCTAACTTAGCAATTAGCAATATAAGTAAGCCTAGAAGCATGAAATATGCTATAAACTTATTTAAAAGAACTTTTGGGTTCCCTGATGCTGAGGGAAGTATTTTTGGAATGAGATTTCAAGATGATTCTTTGGGAAGAATGCTTAATAGAATTGGAATAACTACTGATCCGAATGCAACAAATAGAGCTTTTAGAACATTAAATTCTGTTAATGTAGGTAATCTTCTTTCCAACCCTTTGGACGGAGTGCAAAACTTTAGTTCTGTACTTCAAGATATACTCAATAGTGGTCGAGAAGAATTTAATATCGCATCTCAAATGCTTAGAAAAAACAGAGATTATTGGATGGAAAAAGCAGAGAATGCTGGTATTACTGTATATATTAAGTATTTAGAGGGATTTTTAGATAAAGCTTTTAGAGCTAATGAACTTGAGGATTATAAAGCAGCTAAAAAACATATACTTAAAGCAATTAATAATATAGAAAATCAGCCTAGGGATAGCTCTAGAAGAGAATTAAAAAGATTATATAATAATGATTTAAAGGTTTTAAAACGTGAATTTCCAAGTCTTGTTAATAGAGTAGCTAGACAAGTTGGTAATTATGCTATTCAAAGAAGGGTGGAAGTACGAAAAGCTGAAGGTAGGGTTAAGGGTGCTGCAAAATTTATATTAAATGCTTATGGAATTATGCCTTCAATTGAGCAAACAGAGACAGATCTTAGGGTTACATCTTATATAATTGCACATAATAAAATAAAAAGACTTCTAAAAGGTCAAAGAATGTCCACATCTAGAATAGATGAATTGGCTAGAAATTATGTATTTTTTACTCAATTTGGATTGGAAGCACAACATGTTGGAGATATGTTTGGAACTACATTGGGAAAATGGTGGGGGTCTTTAGGTGTCTGGAGGAACCAGAAGTTTGGATGGAGTCTTGATACTCAACGTCAGTTAATAAGAAGCTATTATAAACCTGGGACTTTATTTGATCAAGACGAGGAAGGAAGATTATTAAACCCAAAGGATAGAAGTAAATTAAAGAAAAGCGGCATGAAAGCCTGGGCAGCTAGTAGAGCTTATGCTGACGCTATAATAGCCTTATTTCATCTACCTTGGCATGGAGCATCTTATTCTAAAAGAGCTGAAGCCTATAGAAGGCTTGCTCCAGCTATTAGAAAAGGTCAAGGTCATTTAATGTTACATGGATTAGCTACATCATTTTTTACATTTGCTGTTTTTATTAATCCAGCATGGATAAGCATCCCTTTTTTACTTAGCGCTAGAAGAGCTGTGCAAACAAAAGGAGCACATAAATTTGGTTATGGATTAAATGATCCTTTATATGCTTTAATATTCGCATCAGGGGCTTTAGTTCATAATATAGCAACTGGAGATGAAGAAGATTGGGAAGATAAGAATTTATTTCTTGGAAGTAGAGTAATGAGGAATTTAGTTGGGGTTGGAGGAACTGATACGTTCTTAACTCTACTTGCAATAAATAGAGCTTATGAAGCTTATATAAGTGGGGAAACCCCAGATGATAGTTATTGGCAGAATCCCGCAGCGCAGCATTCATTCTCTGGTGGTCTTTATGGGGAAAGTTTAGGAGCGGCTAGAAAAGGAGCTGAGAGAGTAACTTCTGTTTTTGGTGAATGGGATTATGATAGAGAAATGCAAAAAAGAGCTGGAAAAATTAGTAGATATTATAAATATATGAGAAGATAGGCAGCTCTCGCTCAGTCGCTCAGTCGCTCGTGCCTCGCTCCTTCGCTCGAGCTGCGAAGAATGCATTAAGTCTTTTTTCTCTATATTGCTTATCATTCATCTCGGTTAATTGAATCATTCTTTTGTGTGCAGCACCATTTTCTTTTATAGTTCCTATTTTTAATAAGTATTTATAAAAATCTATTAATTCAATCGTTGCCATTTTATTATTATATAATCTTTTTCCGAAGTTTTCAATTTTCATTTTTTCTCTCCTTTTATTAGTTCTAGATAATCATCATAAGGTAATACAGCGTAAGGAATACCTCTATCTTCCTTAATTACTTGTATATCAACATTTTCATTTGGCATCATCCATTTAGCAATTTGCTTTCTAGTTTTACACTGTACCTTAATTTTTTTATTTATGAGAACATCTACTTCTTCATGCTCTCCTAGAGATTGACCATTAGATCCGTATGCTCTTTTTGCTGCTATCCCCTGATCTTTAGTCATAGCAACAATAAGTCTTTCAAATCTATTTCCTTTTGATTTTGATTTAGATGGCATTTTTTATCCTATTCATTATAATTTCTGCTACTTGTGGAACAATAGCGTTTCCTAACCCTTTAAGTCTGTCCACCCTATGGGGAACCCCATTAGCCACTCTACCCACCTTGGGTTCAACTGTCCAGTATTGTCCTTTTCTTCTTTCTGTCTGTTGATCTCCGCTGTTAAGCTGTCGAATCTCTTCTTGTCGTTCCAATGAGTATTTGCGTCTGAAGCTGTAGGTGTTGGCATTAGTTTTACAAACCTTCCTAAACCTATGCTCCCATCTACGCCATTTTGATTTATCTTTCTTATCGATCCGCTTTTTAATCTTTTGAATGAGTCTTTTTTCCCAATTATTGAACCTACTGTTCCATCTGAGGCTACTGGAGTTGGAATAAGTTTTTTCTTCTGTAATTGTTTTTTCCCCTCGATTAGCTCCGCTAAACCTCGACCGTATCCTTCTGTCGTCCTGCCTGGCTCTTGGCTTCTTGGGGTAGGCAACAATCCATATCCTTTTTCTTTTATGCCATGCTCCAACATCGTCTGCTCCGATAACTTGCCACTCCGCATCATACCCGATTTTGGCAAGGTCGCAGAGTACACGTTCAAGTCCTCGATGAATGAGCATTGGTACGTTCTCAATGAGTGCGTACTTAGGTCGTATTTCGCTAATGATGCGATACATCTCTGACCAAAGACCTGACCTTTCTCCTTCAATTCCTGCTCCTTTCCCTGCTATACTTATATCTTGACAGGGAAACCCGCCAGTCAATAAGTCTATGTTCTTGATTTCTTTTCCATTTAATTTAGTAATATCTTCATATATGCTAACATTAGGAAAATTCTTTTTAAGTACTTTTTGAGCGTATTCTTCTATTTCACAGAAACCTACTATTTCTAATTCATCTTTCCAAACCCATTGTGCAGCTAAGGCAAAGCCGCCTATACCACTAAATAAGTCTAACATTCTCATTTTAATCTCCTAGGTTTAGGGGTGTGCAGATTGATGTCAATTAGAGTTAGTTGCATGTCTAAAACAACTAACTTAACATAAGGAGGATATACTTTGCACACCCCTATTCAAATAAAGATTCAGAAGCTACGTGTTCTGTGTGTTGATCGTTTGCGACTGGAGCATCAGTTTCATAAAACCTTGCTTTATCTCCATCAAATCCAACTTTAAATGTTCCAGATACTCCATATCTTACTTTAGCAGCTACCAATTGAGAGAAATCTCTCCCAATCTCTGAATTTTCATAATTAATTTTATAATCATAATATACAAATATGACATTTTCAGCTATTTGCTCTATAGATGAACCTTCAGCTAAATCACTCATCTTTGGTATAGAATCAATTCTTCTTTCAATATCTCTATTTAACTGACTAACCAATATTGGTATTGCTTTATACTTTTTAGCTATCCATTTATATTCTTGCATAACATATTCTATTTCAAATCTTCTTGCATCCATGTCTTGAACTCTTACCAATTGAATGTAATCATCTATAATTACATCTGGTCTATGTCTTGATATTGCTGAAACTGTCTCAGGCATATCATAAACATCATCATACATGATTAATTTATCTTTGTATTCTGTAGTAATGAATTGAAGTACTGCATTAACCTCTTGTCCGTCTTTGTCTGTTATGCTACCACATCTAATAGATCTATAGCTTATATGATTAGATAAATTAACAATTAACTTTTTCATCATTTCAGTATTGGTCATTTCTCTATTAATAACCATAACTTTCTTATCTTGCTCTAATAAATTCTTTATAAGATTCATTGCAAATGTTGTTTTCCCGTGACCTGGTCTTCCTGCTATAACAGTTATTTCTCCTGGAGTCATTCCTCCCGCCATTCCATCCAATTGATTAAACCCAAACTTTACTAATGAATCATTATTTCTAATACTTTCTATCGTTTCTTTAGCACACTGTGCTATATCAAATTCATTAAAAGATTCTCCATCTAAGAATTGATCACTAAGAGATCTTACTAATTCTAATATATCTTTATATTTCATAGAATCATCAGTAGCATTTCTTTGAACTTTTCTTGCTTCTTTAATGATCTCTCTAGTTCTATATTTCTGATATATTATTTTAGCATGACTTTCAATATTAGCTGTTGTTGGTATTCCATCTATTAAACCAGTTGCCCAATATGAACTAATATTATATCTATCCTTATTCTTTACTATTGCAAGAGTTGTAATAGCGTCAGCTTTTTTATCCTTTTCTAATAGTTCTTTTATAACCTTAAAGAATACCCTATTCCTTTCTGAATAAAATACTTTAGGATCTGATATATACTTAACTACCTTTGGATATAATTCATTATCGATTAATAATGAACCCAATACACTTTCTTCTGCTTGTATTGAATGTGGATACACTTTACTTTGTATTATCTCTTCTTTTACCTTTTTTACGTAACTTTTTCTTACCATTAAACCTCCTTACTTGTGTGGCTGGTGCTATGTGTTTTCTTCCAGTCCAATAATTTATGTCTTCTTTATCGCAACCTATAGGTGGATTTGTAAAACAAACTAATGAAGCTCCAGGAGTATGTTCTATTACATATCCTTCAGCTCCACCGTTTAAACAAAAATATTGACCTTTAGGTAAATTTTTTAATAGAAAATATCCTTTTTGTGCTTTTTCTTTAAAAAGTGGTTTTATTTTTTTGTGTCCCATATAAACTATATAGATATTACACTCCTCATCCACCGTTTAATATTTTTTGTTCAATTTCTCTAACAGCTCCTTCTAATATGCTACTATCTGGTGCTCCTATGACATTAAGTTTTTTAAATCCTTTTAAAGACTCTAATAATACTCTAGCTTCATCGTGATTATCTATTCTTAATGCATAAATTTTATCATCTCCAATTGAAGATACCATTTTTTTTATTCCATTTATATTCTTATATACTTTCACTTTTCATTTCCTTTATTTTGCTTTCATTAACTGTATCTATCATAAAAGAAGTTTTGTCTTCTTTACATTCTTCACACCATAATCCAAATTCTTCTTTGGTTACATTTTCATATCTATCCCAATATTCGTTACAGATATATTCTTCCATTTGACAAGAACAGGTAGGGCATTTATCTGCCCAAGATGGATGTATTCTCATTTTAATCCTCCAAGGTTTTAAGGGGTGATAAAGCGCCAACTTATTCACTTAAGACAAGTTCTTTTAATATTTCAACACAACATGGTTCAAATAACATAAAGAAAAAACTCAAGATTATCACCCCTAAAGTTTAATTTTTATTAAAAAGGGCACAAAGAAATTAGTACCGAGATTTTCTTCTAGCAACTTTTACCTGCTTTAAAAGCATACTATTTTTAGCAAATCTTCTTTCATGCTCATATATAGACTTTACTTCTACCTTATCTAGGTCGGGCGGATTAGATCCATACATTTTTCTTTCTGCTTTTAATTTAGCTTCTTTCTCTTCAGCGTTTCCAAGTATAATTGCTTGTAAATATCTCAATGTTTTAGCTTGCTTACCATAATTATATGCATCCCAAACTCTAATCCCGTGTCTTATATCTTCTTCTGAACAAACATTAATTGCATATAAAAATCTATATTTATATTCTTCAGGCATAGATCCTTTATATATTGTTTTATTAATATCTGTAAATATCTTTTTTAAAGAATCTCTTATATCTTTAGGGAATTTAGTATACATACGTTTTGCAGCTCTTTTTACCTCCACCTTATCATCTATATATCCACAAGCTATGCATTTATATTTACCCTTACTCATCATCAACCCACTTTCCATTTTTATCATATTTTATCTTCACTTGAACCCACTCATTATTATTATCTCTTACTTCCCATGTGAAAATTACACCACTTTTTAATTTATTCAACTCTATAGAGTCTAAAGGGATTTTTATTTTACTTATCATCCCATCCTCCTATTCCTTTTATTATTAATATGGACACTAATAAAGTAGCAATTGTAATTAGTATCCAACCTAAATCTATTGGATAAAACATATATCCTCCTTTTTTAAGGCCTGCCCTACATATTAAATCAAAAACAATGTTATTTGTTTTCTATTTTTACGTGTTGAATATAAGACAGGCCTTTGATCTTTTTATTTAGAATGGTAACAGATCATCTGATTCCAATGGAGTACCATCTTTCCAGGTATCCCAATATTTAACATCTGGAGCAGATTTAGTTTCACCATCCTTTTCCCATTCTCTAGTCTTAGTAGTAATCTTTACTGGTTTACCAACCAAATTATCACTATCTATTTCATCATGACTAGTAGGTATAACAATACAATCTTTCTTAACTTCTCCGATTGTTTGTTCTTTCTTTTCTAATGGGTAACCCGCAGCTTCTAAGAAATGATACAATCTTAGATTGGCTGAAGGTTCAGGTTCATTACCATCACTATCTTCCTTTGTAATAAACACACTTGGCCATACTTTCCTACCATCAAATCCATTTTTCCCATCTTTTATAGTAACTTCTAACTTTAATATATCAACTGTGCCATATTTAGTCTTAAGATCTGTTATAGGTTCTTGTACATCTGTTATGTGCCCGTAATATACACCGTCTGGTAATGGTTTAAATTCAGCAGTATCACTGCTCGTTTTCGCTGTCAGTTCTGACAACTCCACTGTCATCGCCATTTTCATTCTCCTTTTCTGGTTTTATTGTTTTAAGCATTTCAGCATGTTTAGCTTTTAAGCTTTCAACGGCTGAATCATAGTTGCTTGTCGTTATTTTATTTTGTTTTAAAGCATTTTTCCATTTTGTTGCTTCTATTGGAGCCATTCCCTCTCCAACCATCTTCTTAAGAAGAGCCTCAAATGCTTTAGATTGCTTATCTGAGATACCATCTCCAAACTGCTTTTGCATTTCTGCTACGTATTTATTATCATCAAACATTCCTAGAAATACATCTGCATTAAATCCAAGCTTAGATAATCCCTTGGTTAAAGCATCTGTTGTAACTTTCTTAGCAAAGTCACTATCTAGTCTATCTCCTACTTTATACTGAATAGATGCATTAATAGGAAATTCTCCTTTTAATGATCCATTTGTATACCATAAGGTAGCTTGATAAAGAACTAATCCAACTTCTTCCCATTTTTCTATATTTTCATCTTTAACTCCCCATCCTTGTCCAAATGGACCGAACTCTTCAGTAGCTACTTTTAACTGATATTGTGCATCAATAGCGGTAAAACCACCTCTTGTTTGCACCTTCCTTGTATGTTTAGGATCTGTTTTCTCAACTTTCTTCCACAGATCCAGGTTTTTCTTGTTAGGCATAATATTGCCTCCTTCATTTACTGTTCTTACTTGTTTCATTTACTTTCCTTTTTTTAATGTGTGGCGAATCGCAAATAACTGAATAACTACAGTTATCGCACTCCCATGATGGATAAAATGGGACAGCTTTAACCTGTATAGCTGGTTCTTCGCCATTATAATTAAGATAATTAAGCCAATAATTCTTTGCATGCTCTTTCCATATAGCTCCAGCTTCTTTCATTTGCATCTGACCAAAGTCTTTATTTAAATATATATTTGCCATAAATACAACTTCATCACAATGTTCTTTACTTTCTTCTAATAAATTAGCATATGTCCCTAATTGTAATTCATAATTATAAGATGGTTTTTCATCTGGTTTCTTACCAAATAGCTTACCATATTTAAATACATTTGTAGTTTTAACATCATACAAGTATCCTTTTCTATGATTTTCATCGCTTTCATCTACAATTAAAGCATCAAAGTGTCCTCCAATGGCTGGTTTCATATGACTGCTATATAAGAACTCTTCACTATAATATTTAAGATTCTTTTTCTTTATTTCATTATGATATTTGTCAAAATACCAACCTATTGCCCTCTCAAAGTCTGCACCAAATACAGTTCCTAATCTCATATTTCTTAGACCATTATCGCTTATATCATTTTTAGGCATTCCTTGTTCATGATAATATAATTTTCTATAACACAACCCAGCATTAGAAGCAAAGAACCTATCTTTATATTCTTTATCTCTAATTGCTTGATTATCTTCTTGAACCGTTTTAAGAAAATCACTGAACATATCTATTAAGTTTAAATTCACTATTCCTCCTTTAATTTCTTTTTAAAATATTTTCTCTTTTTATTAGCTTTACTTTGCCTAGCTAAATAACTAGTACCTCTGGTATCTGGATAGTGCTGGTTTAAATATCTCCTAACTCTAATAATAGAGTCATAACTAGGCAAAGAGCCTTTGTGTAATTTTGTAAAGAAATCTACTACTGTCATTGGTTTCTTATTTGGAGGTTTGAAATCTTTATCTAAAGACTCATAAACCTTAAATGCTAAGAAAATATCATTATCTTTTGCTATATTATTAGATATAATTATGCTTTTAACTAATTTTTTAAGATTTCCCTTCATTTCTCATCTCCATTTTTCATATTATCTAATATTATATATATAAATATTAGTATTAGAAATAATGATACAGCACCTATAAATAACCAAAAACTTAATAATGCTAGATTTGAAATAAATTCAACAATTGTAATCATTATTGACTCCTTTCGTACTTATGCGATCTCCTCTTCCATTTCATAGCATCCATTAATATTTGATCGGCTCTATTGAATGATGTAATAGCTTGTCTAGCTAATTTTTTAGTAGACGGCTCTTCTCTTGTTTTTTCACTAAGAAGTAATCTTATTATTTTAATAAGATGTCTTACAGTCTTAGTTTGTAAGATTGTTTGATCGTAAACCATAGGTATCCTCCCTATTTGGTGTTTCTCTCGACCGAGAATTTAACTATATTATTATTAATCTCCTATGAAGAAATTAGGTAATTCTTCATCTTCTGGTGCTTTATAGTATCCATTAGGATATGTATCTTCATAGTCTTCAGGTGATCCTTCTCTTTCTTCATTAGAAGCTGGAGCTTCAGGTAATTCAATATTATGATCTAGCTTTGAGGCTAATAACATTCCATTAAAACTAAATGTTATTTCATTTTCAGTAGCTTCTTGCTGAACTATTTTCTTTATTTGGTTGACTATAAATGCAGCAGCCATATTAGCACAATAAGATGTACTTCTAGCATTGCAAGGCTCTTGATCTGAGTTTTCATCACTATACCAGGTAAGCTTATAATCTCCATATTTCCAATCATCTTTAAATAAGTATAATTGAAATACCTCCGCTCCCATTCTAGAATCAATTAGATATATGTTTTTATTAAAATCTTTTCTTTTATGAACAAGATCTTTAACTATATCTATTCTAGTTTGCATGTTATCTACAGCCATTATAAGTATATCACTATTTAATAATTGAACTAGTGCTTGACTATGATCGCTCCGCAGCCCCCTACCCTCTGATTGTAATGGTTCCCAATTAAATGGACATGCATTTATAATTAATGTTGGATTCATTCTAATTAATTTTTCTTTAAGAGCTATGGTTTTACTTTTACCTAAATCATCTATATCATAATTCTGTACACCTATATTCTCTGGACCAACTGAATCTCCGTCTATTACTGTTATATTCATACAACCAGATCTAACTAAAGATTCTGCTGTAAACGATCCTATAGCTCCTGCCCCTATAATTCCTATTTTAGTTGTGGCTAAGTTAAATAAACCGCCATTTCTACTTGTAATATCTTGCACTGTTATTGCTGACATTAGTTTGCCTCCTTATTCTTTGATTCTTTTAGTAATGTTGTTGCACTTACTTTATGCATGTCTTTCTTTGGTGGTATTTTATATGATATATCATATACACCATATTTATCATTTATATCTTCTATTAAAGTTCTAAATGCACTATAGTTTATTGATTCACTCATATAGTCTATAAGTATATCATTAACATCGTTAGAAGATTCTTCAATCATATATACTCTTTTATCATCATATAATGCACCACTAATTTCTTCTTGCATAGTTGGATTGTATTCATACGTGTCTAGCATATCATCAAACATATTTGATTGATGTTCTAATCCAGGTCTAATCGTTCTTTCGTTTTCTAATTCATTTATCATATTCTTACCTATAGTAGTTAGAGTACATAATTCTTTTATTTCATCTCTAATAGGATCATCTTGATTGTTTACTATCTTTAAATCACAGTCTACATATGCTTCAATTGGTTCTTTAAAGGTATATCTTAATTCATAATCTTGCTTGTTGTTTACCACTAAACTCATACTTGGACCGTGTTTTGCTGCGTCTTCTATTGTCTTTTCATCTGTTCCAGACCAGAAAGCTTTCATATTATGATGTGAATGCCACCATACATACAAGAATTTATCTGATGTTAGATCTAGCTTATTATAATCTTTAACTGATTCTGTATAATATTCAGCTAAAGCTTCTTTATCTATAGTGCAATTCCCGCCAGATATTGTCTGCTTTAATATTACTGGATCTTTTATTATCCACACTCCGTCATCAATAAATGCATGAGCCATACCTCCTATTTCTGCACTATGCATATCGTAAGCAGTTCTTGCATACTTTATTATTTTATTCCAATCATTTTCTGATATTTTAACAAATGGTCTATTCATTGTTTCCTCCTTGGTTATTGTTTGACATAAGTCTTTCTTTTTCTTCTGAACTTAATTTATTAATTCTCACTCCATCGATATCATAATAACTATTTCCTGTAACTGTTTCTACTATCTTATCTTTACCGTTAAATGATATGAACGCTTCACAGCTATTTCTTAATGTACATTCTATTTCATCACATAAATCAGGATTTTGATGTTGATCCCAACATTCATGACTTACTTGTTGATGAGCCCAACCTCTATCTTTTGCTATTTTTGGTAAACCTAACATAAAGTTGCTTATATTATGATGAGGATGACTAGTTTGATTATATATTGTAGCCCATCCTTTTATTAAGAATGCTAATCTCCTTATATCCATGTCTTTCCTAGCTTTATCTAAATCTCCTCTCCATCCAGCCCAACAAGGGGTTGATGTATCATGATTAGCTATAAACGGATGAGGATGTCTAGGTCTTCTATGATATCCAGTAGCTCCAGTAAATATTATTGCGTTATTTCCACCTCTATGTCTATTATAATAATGTTGTCTAACTAAACCACTATCTTCTTCTGACATATTCCATTCTGAATCCCCACTATCATAATCTATATTAGCCATTTGATACTCGCCATCTCTTTCAGATCTCATTTCTCTATGAATATATCTTAATAAATCTGCATAATTATCCATTTCATCTAATAAGACAAAGTCTTCTATTAATAATTTTGGCAAATACTTTCCTATCTCATATACTAACATAAAGTCTAGATCCCAGGGGATTGGTACTTTAAATGAATCATTCCCTTGCTCTCCTCTTTGAACTCCATCTGATACATCCATTGTAGGATTTATTATTTTTATCCTAAATATATATAGTGGTAAAGATAAAGCGACATATTTAGAGAAACCTCTATTCCTTTCACTTGCTCTATCATAAGTAGTTCTACTATTTAATGTGTGAGGTATACCATCTATTCTTTCTCTGCTATCCATATCATTTCTTAGTCTAACATTATATCTAGAGTTATTTCTAATTAATCTAATAGAAACTCCTAAATTATCTAATATAGACTCATCCTGTGTTGTCTTATCCAGGTAAGTATTTAAACTTCTTACAATCTTATCAAGCTTTCTAGCGTTTTGAGCTATATATCTTATTCCATAATCTCTCTTTTCTAGCTCACTAACTCTACTTATCTGTTTATCTGTAGCAACTCTATTTAATATCTTTCTTAATTTAAATATTGAGTCCACATCTTCATTTATTACCTTTTCTTTAAATTGGTCTAATAATTTCTTATAATGACCAGATTCTTTCATTTCATCGAAATCTTTATAACCCATTATCTGTGTAGGTGGCGGCAATTTTAACATCGATGTTTTAATATGCTTTATAAATGCAAACATTTAATTTGACCTCCTTTTTACTTCAGTTGTGTATGTAACGTTTCTTGATACTGATCTAGCTATCTGATTACCAGTCCCAATAAAAGTTTCCGCCTTTAACTTTCTAGTTATATACGACAATTCATGTCCTATATAGTTTTCTATTACTTCTATCTCTGGATCTATATAGTCTTCATCGACATAGCCTTCATCGATTAAACTGATTCCATCTGGTAGATCTATATTTCTCTTTTTAATCACAGGATCATAATCTCTATGATGAGTGCATCTGTGATTACCCGAAGTGTATGTACACATATTGTTATCCTCCTTATGTGCGTTTAAATTGTTTAATAGTAAAAGCGGATCTAGCATGCAACAGGAAGCTCTTGCAGCTTAATCTGAAGTGACGGTTATTTCCATTGATCTTGTGAAACGAAAGGATAGAAAACATCAAGATCAACTAGACCCGCTTTACTGACCTAGTTATGAGAAGACATTTACCAGGTCATTTACCCACCTGACTTATTGCGGCTTATAACCACAATCTCATCACCATGACTGATTGGAACATCATAATTTTGATGTAATGTTCCATTTACTGTCACCGAAGCGTTTTCGACACCTAACTCATCTAATAAACCGTCTAGTTTATTTGATTGTGAGTCATATGCATTCCAGGAAGAATTATCTCTTGCTAGAACTACAGTTGTCGAGGTATTTGTATCACTCATATGAGCCTCCTTTACTTGTTTGTATTATACAAATCATCTAAATATAATGTAGGGTAATTTAATGCTTTTTCTGCATCTTTACTTATAAAACCGTCTTTAGTAAGTTTTGCTACCCTTATTTTATATTCATCTAATTCTTTATTAGATTTATCAATTTGATTTAAAAGATCTAGCGTTTCTTCTGCGCTATGTCTTCTTATTCTATTCTCTTTCACGATTTAACTTCCTTTCTAGTTCGTGTATCATATCAAATGCACTATTACATCTGTCGTTAACTAATAAATAATTACTTTTCATCTTTGCATTTAAATTGATTAGTTGTTGTTCAATATCACTTATTTTATTAGTCATGGTAAGCATATCTTGCTTTTCACAATCAATAAACCTTTTAATAGAGTTAGTTAGAAACTCTTGAGCTATATTATCCATAACAAGCTGTTCATTTGATTTTTCATATTCTTTCATCTTCCAGCCCAACTTCCGTCATCTGGATTACGATCAGCCATATATTCCCAGTACTGTTGCTCATCAAATAGTGGAATATCACATGAAGGACAGCCGTCATGATGATAATGTAACGGTTCATTAAATTGACAGTCCTTTATTGCCCTTTTTTCTTTTAATTTATACTTGACGTATTGAAATACATTCATGATGCCTCCTTATTTATTATTTTATGGTTTTCTAGACTAAATTCTGTTTGATGTATGTCACTAATTAATGTACCATTTAGATGATCTACTTCATGTTGTATAATTCTCGCATTCATGTTATCATAAGTAGCCCAAACTATCTTAAAATCCATATCTCTGTATACTATAGTTATACGATCTTCTCTAATAGTATTATAAGCCTTACCAGGTATTGATAGACATTCTTCTTCAATTGGAAACCAACCACCTATTTTAACACTATCTGGTTTAACTACAATTCTTGGATTTATAAATAATTTCCAGAATTGATGTTTGGCAGCTTTATTCATCTTCCCTATAAATAATCTATAAGGCATGTTTACTTGATTAGCAGCTATACCACAAGCTCCTTCACGATGTTTCCAGCTCTTTTTAATGAATTTATTAACTATTCCGACATAATTGTGTCTTCTAAGCGTTTGACATCTTGTTGATAATATGGAATTAGGTGCTTTTATTATCATAAGTTAACTCCTTTAGCGTTTCTTTTGTTAAATCTTCTTCGAGGTAAGCAGCATATGATAGCGTTATGAATAATGCGAGAAAGATAAATAGAATTAGATATAATAGAGCCCAGGACTCATCTTCATTGAAGTATTTGTTAGTCATTATTTTCTCCATTTGCTTATAGATTCATTAATTATGTTTATAAAACTATCAATTACTCTACTTTTATGAACAAAATGTGCTTTGACTCTATCGTCGTATCTATCAGCTTGATAGTTTTCACTATATACTATTCTATGTGTTCCTAACTGACCTATCGTTATGCAATCACGTTCTTGTATGTTATCCATATGTACTATAAACATGTTCAAGTCATAGAAATTATTATCATCTAAACATTGTGTTTCATATGCTAGAATATCTGTTGATATATAAGATGCTATAGTTATTACACTCTTATCACCAGCTACAAGTACATTCTCTAGGTGTAGTTCATAGAACTCATTCCTTAGTTTGGTAGCCCATTCATAATCCATATCTTGATCAATAACTGTAATCTTATAGATAAATTCACGTTTAATTTGATTATCCATTGTTTATTCCTTTCGTTTGTAATGTTTAATTGGATGTGATGGGTTGATCAGTACCTTAAGGAGGTAGGAGTTGTGGATGCAGGATGTCTGACCAACCCATGTTTAATATCACGATAAGGGGCGCTAGCCCCTTGAGTTAGGCGTTAGATAGGGAGAAATCACCAGTCTGAGTATCCAGGGTGCCCTCAGCAGTCCAACCATAATCGCCCATTTCTTCGAGAGGTACTTCATTCCATTCTTCAGGTAGACCAGCATAGTGATACTTCATGCCATCGACATTCATAGTAGCAGTACGACGCTTGATTAATACAGTATTGTCCCAGCCCTCAGTGATACCGTCTACTTCGACAGCTTTGTTAGGCGCTAAAGAATAGAATTTAAAGCCACCTTCACCTTCAGTGAGATAGACTTTCTTAGTTGATTTACTCATAATAGACTCCTTATGTCTAATTCATTAATAACGGATTCTTCTTCATGAAAAACCCAGTAAGGGGGTACCCGTTCCAATGTATGATCGCATACTAAAATGTGGCAATTTTTGTACGTTTGGAGGATAGCGTAAGTACAGGGAAATCAAGTACTTACGATTCGTATTGGGGTAAAAAAAAGCTACCATAGAGTGAAAAAAGGCGTCTATGGTAGCGGTCTGTTCGACCGTAAGGTATAGTAAAAACACTATATCTGTCAACTATTTTTTTATATACACTTTATTTTATTATTTAATTAAATTATAGTATTGTGAAAAAGTACATATTAACCATAATGTACAACGAAGAAGACGATACTATAGATTCTATAGAGGAGAAAATAGTACAATTAAAGCCTTCTATAGCTAAAGATCCGCCTTCGCTTGAAATAAGCTGTAGTTCTGATAATTTTTTTGAACAAGCTGAAAAAATGTCCATGGAAGACCAAAATCAGATATTTAGAGCTGCTGCTGATTGCAATGGCTTAATAGCAGATGCGTGAATATAGTATATCGAAAGTACCTCATATTGTATATGACGACTCTTTAGAGGTTCCAGATGACATTAAGGTAGTTAAGAATTGGAGAACTGCCGATATAGGGGACTGGGTTCTTGCTGACGACGGTGCTATTATACAAGTAATACGTTGTGGTGTAATGAAACAAAGAAAACGTTTCTTACGATATGTAGGAACTTGTACGGGAACTTTTGTTTGTTTGCCAAATATTAATATGGATACGAATAGAAGAAAGAACATATATAGCTTTGGTGGAAACAATAATCATTTAGATTCCGTTACAAAAAGAAAGAAACTTACCGCACAGGAAGTAGTCTTTGCTAAATATATAGCAATAGGAATGCCTCCAGCAGAAGCGTATAAAAAAGCTTTTCATACAAAAAGTGATAAATATGCAAAGGTAAGAGCTGGAATATTAATAAAACAGGAGCGAATTGTGTCAGCAGTAAAAGAAGAATTAGAAGAAGTATTTAAAAAGCTAGATATAGATTTAGAATATTTAGTAAAAGGTGTAAAAGAGGAAGCGGATAGTGCCGATAGACCTCTTGATCGCTTAAATGCTTTTAAAATGTTATGGGATGCAGCAGACGTGGTACCCAAAAGTAAAGTTACCCAGGTTACTGGAGCTGTATTTCAAGGTTTTGAAGATGATCAATTATTAACCGCTAAAAGACCAGATCTTATAGAAGGATCAGAAGTTGGCAAACGGGAAAAAAACTAAAGAAAAAAGTCTAGGTAGAAGATTTGTAGAGTGGAAACCTCTCGCTTCTAGGTATCCAGACGATCCAGAGAAAGCAAAATTGCAAGAGGATCGTGTTGCGGATATGATAGATTTTTTCGTACCACAATCAAAAGAAGAGGTAGCTCTTGAAGCTGCTTTTGCTTTAGTTCCTGGTGTTAGTGGGAAAATGGCTAGTAAGGGAGCAAGGGTAGTTCAAAAAAAGGTTCCTGAAGTAGTTGAGTATTTAAGAAATTATATAAGTGACCCTGAGTGGGTGCATAAAATGGACAATATAATAGATAACTGGGATGAGGCAGTAGATCTTAAAAGGGACTATTTAAAAAGGTTAGACGAAATAGAATTTAATAAAAATATTCAACCAATGGATCGTAGTCAGATAAATGCAAGAAAACCCTCGGGTTATGAAGGTGAGGTACATGCTGTCTTTTCTCCCAATGATGATAAAATATATATTAATTCTAATACTTTAAAAGATATTGATGAAAAAAGTGCAATTCCTTTGTTGGCTGAAGAAATTATGCATTATGTAACAAAAGGTAATACAAATATTCCTAGCGGAATGAAGGCTTTTATAAAGGAAAATCAAAAACTAACGCCTAGGCGAGGGAAAAGCGTGGTTAGTTATGCCACCAAAAAGTATGACTACGTTCCTATAATATCTAAAAGCTCTACAAAATATGCACAAGATCCTACTGAGACATATTCTAAAATAATGGGCACTAGAGCAACTGGGAAGTTAAGACCAGGAGAAACAATACTTGAATCTGACTTACCTAAAGCTCCGATACATAGACCTATAACAGCTCATGATAGGCTAACAACTAAATATGGAATGGCAAATGAGGGGTTGCAAGATTTAAGACATGGTTATTCAGATAGGGAAATAGCAAACCTTATGACTAAATTACCAATTGTAGCTCCTAATATAACCGAAAAAGATTTAAAAGATATAGAAATTTTAGAGCCATAATGAATAATTTAGGTAAAATAGTAACCTCCTTTACAGTTATAAAAGATGGTGTGGATTTGAAAAAAAGATTTAAAAGAGTTCTAGATAGGCATCCGAATACCAATATGGGATCTGATGCTGCGAAAGATTTAATTTCTATAGAACTATATGAACAAGTAATAAAGGATTCACCGAAGTAATGTCGGATAAGCATGGGATTGTCCTGCCATTTGGTTGGGATACTCTTCTGCCAATGATGATTGTAATAGGTGGAGGAATATATGGATTTGGTAAAGTATATCAAGCGCATGAAAATCGTTTTGCGACTCTGGAAGCGAAAATTGAAAGGGTTGAAAATGTTGAAATACCAGAAGCTAATAAAAAAATTGAAGAGCTGGTGGAAAGACATATCCAAGAAGAAAACGAAAGAATTGAGCAGATGGAGGAGCAAGTTAGGTTCTATCAAAAAGAATTTAACATCAATCCTTTTGCCAAAAGAAAAAAGAAAGAATGAGAGCGATAATTGAATTTATTATATGTATAGCGTTTTTTTTATTTTTAACTATTTGTTATATCGGATGTGAAGATAAATATCTAACTGTCGAAAGAAGAATTGTTGATGCAGAAAGTAAAATACCTATATATTTTAATACCTACGCAGAGCAGGATGGTGTAAATACATGGCGCCCAGTATTCACATATTATATATACCAAATAGACGAAGGACATTATGACGCTTACTTTCACGCATATATTATGGTTGACGATAGCGTTATATGGTCTGGTATCCAGCCTATTGTTATTGAGGGCGGTAAAAAAATTAGGGGTGAGTACGTTGGTGTCGGGGCTAACTTCCAGCCAGAACTTGTTGTCAACTCCACTCCTATGGCTTATGTATCAGTACAATACTAAAGGAGATTAAAATGCCTACACCATATCATTGTCATGAATGCGATTCCCCAACTATGAACCCTGGCGGTATATGCGATCCTTGTATGGATGATTTATGGGAACATACTACAGCAGATGAGTATAATAAGCAACCAAACGATAATCCTATAACTTTGAAAGATTTAAGTCAAGTAGATGGCGAACATAAACAAGAATAACGTTTCTAAAGCAGAAGAAGCGTTAGTTATGGCGCATAAGGATATGCTTGCTTTTGGTAAGCTATTTTTACCAGATGACTTCATGCGAAGTGAAACACCTTGGTTTCATTATGAAATTGCCGATTCTATTATGGATCAAGAGTGTAAACAGTTGGCAATTATTATGCCTAGAGGACATGGAAAGACAGTATTAACTAAATGCGATATACTTCATAAATTTTGTTTTGCAAAAGAACCGTTGTTTTATGGTTGGGTATCTGCTACGCAAAAATTAGCATCTGGTAATATGGACTATGTAAAGACACATTTAGAATTTAATGATAAGATTAAATATTATTTTGGAAATTTAAAGGGAAGAAAGTGGACAGAAGAAGATATAGAATTATCTAATGGGTGCAAACTTCTTTCTAAATCAAATGTTTCTGGTATTAGGGGTGGAGCCAAACTTCACAAACGATATGATTTAATTATACTAGATGATTTTGAAGATGAGAATAATACGCTTACTCCAGAAGCTAGATCAAAGAATGCAAATCTTATTACTGCAGTTGTTTATCCAGCTCTAGAACCTCACACTGGTAGGTTGCGTATCAATGGTACTCCTGTTCATTTTGATAGTTTTATTAACAATTTATTAACAAATCATGAGAGAGCTAAAAAAGATAAAATAGATTTTGCTTGGACTGTGAAGACATATAAAGCAATAGACAATAAAGGAAATTCTTTATGGGATTCTTGGTTTCCAAAAGAAAAATTAGAAGAAAAAAAGAAGTTCTATAGAGATTCTGGTATGCCTAGTAAGTTTTATCAAGAATATATGATGGAAGTTCAATCTGAGGAAGATTCTGTATTTAATAGTAGGCATATAAAATACTGGGAGGGTAATTATGAATATATTGAAGAACATGGTATTTCTTATATTTTTCATGACGACGATCTTAAGCCAGTCAATATCTACGTTGGAGTTGACCCAGCAACAGATATCAATAGAAGAGATAGCGACTACTCAGTCATTATGGCTGTTGCAGTCGATTCTAATAATAATCTATATGTTCTTGATTATGTTAGAGAGAGGAGTCTACCAGTTATGGCTATCGTTGGAGAAGGGAAGTCTGGAATTGTTGATATTATGTTTGATTTTGCTCATAAGTATCGCCCAAGTTTATTCACAGTAGAAGAAACAACTATGAGTAGACCTATTTTTCAAGCATTGAGAAGTGAATCTATGAGAAGAAATGATTTTTCAGTAAGGTGGAAAGAGGAAAAACCTGGAACAAGATTGTCTAAAAGGGATAGAATACAGGAGATATTAGCACAACGTTTTAGTATAGGTCAAGTATTTATAAAAAAAAATCATTACGATCTTCACCGAGAAATTATTACATTCGGACCACGTATGGCTCATGATGATACCATAGATGCTTTGGCATATGCTGTAAAATATGCTAGTCCGCCAAAAAATCTAGTAATGGAGAAAGATGGGACATTCCATAAAAAACAATATAGACCTAAAAATTGGGTGCTTGCATAATGGCTAAAAAACCAGATAAAAGAGCTTTAAGAATAAAAAAATTATTTGATGCTATAAATGATAGTCCTCGTCAAAGATGGGAAACTGTCAATCAAAAAGGACATGATTTTTATCTTGATAATCAATTGACTGAAGATGAAAAGAATGCTCTTGAAGATCAAGGGATGCCAACTTTTACAGTTAATAGAATTATACCAGTAGTAGAAATGTTAAATTATTACGCTACTAGCAATTCTCCTAGATGGCAGGCTGTTGGAGTAGAACAATCAGATTCAGATGTAGCAGCATTATTTGCTGATGTAGCTGATTATGTTTGGAGTAATTCAAATGGACAAACTTTATATTCAAATGTTGTTAATGACTCTATAACTAAAGGAGTAGGCTTCTTACAAGTTTGCGTTGATCCAAATGCTGATAATGGCATGGGAGAGATTGTTATTCAACAACCAGATCCATTTGATGTATTTATAGATCCTAAATCTCGAGATCCTTTATATAGAGATGCAAGTCATATTATTGTTAGAAAAGTTTTACCTAAAACGCAATTAATTCATATGTATCCTGAATATGAATCTAAAATAAAAAAAGCGTCTCATTCTAACGAATCTGATCAAAATTTTACAAAAGGAATGTCAGATTCGAATGATTTTCAATATAAAGATATAACTATGGCTTACGATAGGGATGGTAAGCAAGAAGATTTGATAGAATATTTTGAATGCTATGAAAGAGAAAGCACAAAATATTGTAATGTTTTTTACCAAAAACTTCCTAG